CAAGAGGTTCTATCAATTGTAAAGGATTGGGGTTGGGATAACAAATCTGCGCAATCTCCTCTTCATCACCCATTAACTGCAAAAGCAACAGTTCATGTTGAACTATTCTGCGCATCCATTCGGATACAAATATCATAAACCTTCTAAACCGAACGCTTCCTTCCGCTAAAGCAACTTCTACTTCATAAGCGGTGTTTTCTCCCCTAACGGGAACGCCACTTAATAGTTCATTTACACCGCTGACCAACTTGGCTAACTCCCAAAGGAACATTTCGTCTCTTTCGCTGGTTACCAGTTCCTGCACAGGAAGCGGAGTGACGTCGTCTGGGCTGTCGACCACAATCTTTTTCCCTGCCGTCCATTCCTCTTTGTCTCTCAGCGCAGGGGACGTTGATACAACGCGGTAAATTGGCATTAACCTAAAGGTGTTTGCGTCCACCTTTTGATTGTGATACACCGTCAACTCCTCTTCTATCGGCGAAAGCAATGCACCTAAACCTCCGCTTCCAAAAGGAAACAAACGCAACAGGAACAACGGCGCACCGTCGAACGGCAAAACAGATTTTTCATCTGTAAGGAATAGGTCGGCGTCGGGTAAATAGATAACATGCCGATAGCCCATTTCTTCATCAGGAAAATAAAACTCAGCCACTTTTGTCATGGCTTCGCTTTCTCCAGCAAACATGCTTAAAGGCAACATCTCTTCTACGGAAGTCGGCAGGAAAAACGGCGTTTCGCTGGTTTCTGGTAAACTTTTAACGTCTACGTCAAAAGCCTCTGCTACCGTCTTTTTCTTCATGTAGTGTATCCAAAAAACACCGCGTTTTTCTGGATTGTCCTGCAACGGCGAAAAGAAATAAACGTTTTCTAGTGGTATCCACTCTAAGAAGGGTCTTTTTCGTTTTTTCTTTTTGCCCCATCTCTCTTCAAACACTTCCATGCCCAACCGAACAACCCCTTCCCCAAGCAAAAGGGCATCGCTTAATGCCAAATAAACAGGTTGCGGTTGTGCATAGGCATTGACTATTTTCGTTATTCCTTCCGCCAATTCGCTATCTTCAAGGCTTTTGGGTATCACCCTTACAAAATCGGGTAAACCAAAAAGCGAAAGGAACAGCCTTTCCAAAATGACGTCAAGCACCCAACGGGTTAGAGGTAATTGTAAGTCGCTTCCGCCTTTTACCGCAGGTTCATGCTTAAACCTCTCTGCATACGCCTGTCTCCTCAATTCACGTATCTGTTCGTTGCGCTGCGCATAAGCCATTATATAGTTTTGGTAAAGGTCTATAATCTCCTTACGTTCCATTGCCATCACCACTCAAATAACCCAACGTCCTTAAGCGGTTCTCAAACTCTTTTCGTATGGGTGGACATTGTGTTGGATTAAGCTGTTTGTGCAAAAAGAAAACTGGTTTGTGAAACCTAATTGATAAATAACCGAATAAGCGCAACACGGCGTCCTCTAACAGCGGTGCAGACCGCAGCTGTTCTTCGTCTGCCAACATCACAACACCAATGCTGTTTTTGTTATAACCCTTTGCATGTGCCCCAACCTGATTAATAGGACGCAATAGCCAATACCTGCCCAGCAAATCTACACCGATGTGATAACCGATGTCACTCCAACCGCGTTTTTTGTGGGCTTCGCGAATGGCTTCGATTTGTTTCTTAATTTCTTCTGCGGTTTTCTTTCCAGCAACCGCCGAATAGTGAAGCACAACGGCGTTTATCTTTCGTGTAATCTGCTGTCCTTTAAAAATCTCTTCGGGAGTTAAAAACATATCCATCACCTCTTTAGATACGGATTGCCTTTGTTACCTTTGCGTTTTTCGTAAATGGCATCCATTAACTTAGTTATACCAGAAGGCGCACCAACAACGTCCTCTTCGTCGCTATATTCATCATAGTCTATCATTCGTAAATAATACACCACATAACGAAAAGCATCACACACGTCTTTATGTTCATCCTCTGTCATGGCTTTAACGCTGTTTCTGTAATAAAAGTGTTTCAATCCTTCTATTAGTCTGGTGCAATTTTCACTAATGTATATCTTGTTTCGCCGAAACATGTCGTTTATTGTTGAAATACTTTCTTCTCTTTTTGTGGAAGGAATAAGCCGAAGCGGGTGGGTGGCGTTTACAACGCTAATCATGGGCTGTCCGTTGGTGTCTACGGCTTTCAGCTGGGCATCGTAGACTACCCGCATTCGCGTAGGTGGTATACCCCCATCCAGACACCACGACACAATCTCTTCACCTAAAGCACCCAAAGGAACACCTTTCATTACAAACTCGTCCACGACATAAACGATGTCCTCTAACTTACAAGCATACACAAGGGCACTGTTATGTCGCCAACCCCAATCCAAGCCCACAGCCCATAAGCTGTTGGTTGGCGGAAAAGCCGTAATACCCACCACATGACGGGTCTCGTCAAACTCATTATAAACCCGTCGGCTTTGATTTAGCATTTTGCCGTAAAGACGTATGTCGCGTTCTTGGTCGCTTACTACCTTTTCAAGGTCGGCTAACACGTCTTTGTCTATGTATTTGTTTTCATAAACAGAAACCTGTCTTACAAAATACTTCGGGTCGTATTGACTGCGTTCTACCAATTCGTAAAGCCATGTTATTCCGTCCAACGGTGTTGCTGAGACCAGCATCTTTCCGTCCGTATCCAAAAGTCGGAAACGCATCGCCCTAAACTGTTCCTCTGGGCACTCCTCATCTATCCATATTCCATGCAGGGACGCCCCTTCTAGTTCGCGAATACTATGCCTTTGCGTCGTAAAGGAAACGGTAGAACCGTTCTTTAAGCGCAAAATGTTAAAACGTTGATTATAGGCAGTTTTCCAAGAACTACCAAAAAGCAAAGTTTCAGGCAAATACTTCATAAACTTTTCTTCAATAACCTCTTTCAGCTTTGCATAGTTCACCAAATGTATGCGCCATCTCACTGGTGGCTGAGGAACATTCAAAAAGGGATGTTCTCCTAATAAGTGCCAAATGACCTCTACCGCACAGTTCTCTGTTTTTCCGCTGCGATTACCACCAAGAAGCACCTTGTATTTTGCTGGACTTTTCCAAAACTCCAATATCTTTTCGTTTGGCGGAACAACGAAAAGATACGGTTTTCGCGTAATGTCCGATATGCTTACGACAGGTGGCTGTTTGTTACTCATCTCTGATATCCATCTCCTTAAATCGAACAATTCCAATGCTTTGTAACTCCTTCAAGTCTTCGCCCCTTTCGTCAAGCACACGCAATCGATGAACAATGTCTTCTTCCATCCGCCTGCGTTCCTCGTCTGATGTGGTGCGAAGCTTTAGGATTTCGGCTATCAAGCGCAATGCCGTTACAACAGCATCGGGACGCTTGGGATTAAGGTTCTCCTGTATAACATCCAAAATCCCAAGCGTTCGATTAAGAAGATTACTCCAGTCCAGCCTGTTGACGTAGCGCAAAGAGGCTTCTATCTCTTTTTGGTTTTCATCATAAAGTCGCAACACGTCGGAAGGCGTCAAGAAAACACCTTCCAGACGCATCTGCTGTATAATGTATTCTGCGCTACGCCCTTCCGCAAACCATTGTATCAGTTTGTTTTTCTGTTCAGCCGTCATCTGCTGTCACCGTCTCCTTTGTCTCTTCTAAAAAGAAAGGCTGGTTCTTTCTCACCGCATCCCTTCCTTTGGACAACAATAGTGTCAGGTCTGTGTGTGGCGGTGCAAAAAACACAACCCATCGGCTTTTTCCGCCTACCACCGTAGGAACAAACGCAACAGGTGCTTTCCAGTCAATATCAAATAACTCACCACGAAGCGGTTGTTTGAAAGCCGTATAAGCCCTGTTGAGTGTCTCTACCAGACTTAACTCCCGACCCTCGTTTTTCAGCTTTTCCAATGCCTCTTCAGGCGATGAGACCAGAAAAGCGTGGTCTTCTGTCTTTTGGAACGCATCATCAAGGAACGGGTCGGCTTCAGACAAGAAACACCACCCCTGTTCTTTCAGCCGTTTCAAAAACATATCATCATCTCCTTCCGTTGCAACGTCCTTCTCTGGTTCGGGTTCTTCAACGGTGATTTCGTCAGCTGTTGTTTCCGTTGGATATTCTATCACATTTTCGCCAACGTCGGCAAACAGACTTTTCGTTTCTTCTGGTTCGTCTTCTGGTTCATCCAGATAGCGTTCCAAAAGCCGATGTTGGCTGTTGGTGTAAATCTTACCGCTGTCCTCATAAAGCAGTCCGATACGGAACATGCGCCGTATGTCTGCCCTAAATGCACCCTTTCCGTAATTCATTATCTGTTCGGCATCGTTTAGTTTTCGGGTGTGAATTAGACGTACCAGCTTCGCCACCCCCTGTGGAACTACGGCTTCTTTTCGGAGAACACCCATGTCAAAGTAAAGCGGGGTTTTCTCCATGTATTTCGGGTGCGTTCCGCGTCCAACAGCACTAAAT